TAATGATCCTACGATTTCGGTTGTGGCCGTTTCTAGTCGACTTGGCCATAGTAATGTTGCGACCACAATGCGTGTTTATACTCATGTAATCGATAACGCAACTAATGAATTAAATTCAAAAATTGCCTCACTTGCCTCTTCCGAAATATCGAAAAATTTATAAAAGGGGGCCAAAAGGGGGCCAGTAAATAAGAAAAGCCCATGAAATAGGGCTTTTTCTTTATAGAGTGCCGCTTAGCAGAAACGAATTTATTTGTTTTTCTATTGCTATCAATTTCTAAAACCTCCATTTTTAGCCGTTTTCTGACTGTCTGGTGTTTCTTTTGTCTGTTAAAAAATTTTAACAGGGGGCCATTCAGGGGGCCACTGAAATATTTTAATTTATCATACTAAAAATATTTATAGTAAATCTATTGACATATACTATCATTATTGTTAGTATATGGATGTAAAAAGAAACCTCGCGTTTCTAATAGGAGGAAAATATGAAAAATATTAATCTAATTGAAATGGTCAAGGAAGTATTAGACAGCAGCGAGACTGCTTATTCGCTCAGTAAGAAGTCCGGCATTTCTGAACAACTAATCGGCAAATATCGCAATGGCGTTACTTATGTCGGAAACATGACAATCGAAAACGCGCAAAAATTGATAAATATCGACCTTGCCGAACCAGAACGCAAAGACGGCAACCGAGTGTTTGCTTCTCTTCTTGCTACTCCGGTTCTTCAGCGTTTCAACTATGACGCCGACTTTATCTGCAGAAATCGGCTATCGCTTAAATGGGGCGAATATACGCCTTTCTTGGACTACTTCCTGGCATGCTTTGACGACATGAACAATATCTCTATTATCATGCGCTTTGAAGACGAGGAAGATACAGAAACATTCGAGGAAATTGCATAAAAAAAGAACCCACCACATTGGTGGGTTTTTACTACTTCAAATCTTCTTCGGTAGTCTTGTTAGGGTCTACTTCTGGTAGACCTGCAAAAGACATTCCGATAGATAAAATGGCAGCCAGCGCTGCTGTGGATCCTACGAGCTTCCAATCAACGGCGCCCAGCGTCGCTGTTGTTCCAATCGTCGCAACGAACGTTTGCGCCGCCGTTTTTAATGCTCTTCTTGCTGCAGCTTTCGCCCATTTAATCCAATAATTTTTGTCTTTCATTTATTTTCCCTTCTTTCTTCTACTCGTTTGATTCGTTCGGTTAGAAACGTTACGGATGTTTCTGTTTGCGCAAGTCTGTTTTCCAGAGACATGACACGATTGCTCACATCTCTGGTTGTAGCTTTTAAATCCGCTATTCCTTCCTTAACATACGCAATGTTAGAGCTCATTTTTCCCAACTCTTCAGCTAATTCCTTAGCCTGGTCTTTATTGCCCTTATGAATTGTTGAATTAACGCTCCAAATGGTAGCAACTAGACCAAGAAGAGAAATTAGAAGGCTAATGTATACAGGATTGATTCCATCCTTCATGTAGGCACCTCCTATCTAATTCTGATTGTAGTTCCAGCGTAAATAACGTTAGGATTTGAAATACCGTTCAGATATGCGAGATATTGATAAGATGTGCCATTTCTTTCTGCAATGTCGCTCAATGTATCACCATCCTGAATGGTGTAATAAACCTCATTGCTTGTGTTGGCAACAGGCTCACCATCGATAACGATTTCTTGCCCAGCGTAAATCTTGTTTGGATCTGCAATGCCGTTAATTTCTGCTAGGTGTTGATAAGTTGTGCCAAATCTAGCGGCAATCCCTGATAGAGTATCGCCGTACTGTGCCACATAAACGTTAGATGATGTTGCTGCCGGCGATTGTGCAGGTGATGGAACATATTCCGCTGGTCTATCTGCAGATGCACCAGTGCGATAAATTGATGGGTCAACGAAGATAACATTTTCATCTAATGTGCCATAGTTGCTAGTGTACTGTTGGATTGTGCCGTATGCAGATGTATCAACCGTATGGCTTCCGTCGTTATTACCCCAAGCCGCTACCCACTTATCATACGGATCACATTCTGGCGCAAGATAGCCAAGCCAAGAAAGCGATGTATAGATACCTGTGTAGTAGCCAGAAGCTGCAACAATATCGCAAAACGCACGTGACATAGGTGCGATATTATCATGTGTGATGTATACTCCGTTATCAACTTTGTAATGGTCGGCATCTTCCATGTCCAGCCAAGCTCCTAAACCAATGTCCACTCCATTGATGATAGATACAAATCTTTGAGCTTCTTCAATAGCTTGTGAAACATTAAGCGCATATGAGTAGAAATATACACCGATTGTGATGCCTAAACGTTGGCACTCCGCGACGTGTCTGCGGAATGAATAGTCTTCTCGACTTGCCACGCCAGCGCGTAAGATAGCATACTTTCCGGCATAAGGCGTAAAGTCGAAATTTGGTTGATGTTCTGAAACATCAGGTACGTTATAAATTCTCATCTTTTCTTTTCCTCTTTCTTTCTATCTAAAAAGGCACCCTTTCGAGTGCCTTAATAGCAATATTTAATTTTTGTAATAATCCCAGGTATTGCCGAACCCAGGTTCATTACCTTTGTTATTGTCAATTTTTGAAATGAAGACGATACCACGTGCGATTGCTAAATCACCCTTGTTATAAGTGACTTTTTCATCCCACGGATAAGCTTTCTTTTCCTTTGTCATATCTTCATATAGCAAAGGTGTCTTATCAGGAGTCTGGCCATCCTGTGCGATGTGCTCAGAAATAATTGAATAAGGCACTCCGTTGAATGTGATACGCTGGTTCTTTTTGTATTTTGTATTTGGAATCCAATCATCTAAGAATGCGATGTACTTCTTGACTGTTTCAACATTTGCAGTCTGCAGAATGTCATTCACTAATGGACGTACCTCTTTATATCGATTTGCCTCAATGTCCTTTTCTGGAACATCAGTCAAGATAAACGACAGTGTATATCCTGTACCGGATTTAGAAAAGGTTAACGGCTCTGTATACATTTTCGATGAAGGTCCATCATCGAATGATACATCATGGATCACGCCCACCTCGAACGAGTCAATTAGAATTTTTAAATTCTCAAAAACTGCACGCTGAAAAGTAACAACGCTTTTATTGTTACTAGGAACTTCTGTAAATTTCTTGTTGTCAATTAACATTAGTCACCCTCCTAAACTGATTTAACAAAAAGCACATCTACACCTGCAGTAATAGGAACACTAGCCCATCCATTAGGATTGTAGACAGTGCAATATGCAACGTTATTTGTAAAGTTGTATAGCGATACAATACATCTATAGTCAGTGTATGGCTGCAAAAGAGCTACTAATTTATACCCAGAAGGCACAGTAATGTTAATTCTTACATCCTCTCTATCATTTACAGTTGCATTGAATGTTGATCTAGAACCAGAGCCGTTAAATCTTTTAACAATGAAGGTATCATTGCCGCCTATTGCCAGCCCATTTTTTGCGTTGAGTTTGCCGGCTACGTCGAGTTGCCCTTTTGTTGTTGCATTCTGACCGTTGAATATTAACGCATTATTAACTGCATCGACCTTCGGCTTTAGTGCGTTGATTTGATTCTGTAAGTTTCCAGCTGCATCCGTACCTAGTTGATTCTTGACACCTTCAAACCATGCATCGAATAAAGCCCTCTGTTGTGTGTAGAGAGCGTCCATGTTTAGATTATTAACAGCACTTACAAAGCCACACGCATTCTTATCTAATCTTGTGTCTGTGATGTCCGAATTAGTGATTGTTGAAACGTTAGCTCTAACCATTACATTAGCCAGCACTAAGTCGTACACAGCACCTTCACGTACAGGCGTAGGCTTCACTGGTTGTGACTGTGGAGTTCCTTTAACAATCTCCACTCTAATACTTCGTTGCGCCTTATTGTCGTCCAATCTCAGCACGATCAAATCAATGCGTGGTTGCGCATCGCTGTTTGGAATGATGATACGTGTTTCGTCCATGTTGTAACCAGTAGCACCATTGATAAGACATGCTCCAGGCTTAACCGTTAGGCTCATGCCACCACCTGCAGCAGCTACGACCTTAAAACTGTTATTGTTGCCAATTCCAAACACACCATTTGTGTAGTAATTTGATAGGATGCTTCTTAAGACATCACTTCCCACGGCCCTATCAAACTGCGGGAATCCACTTTCATCAAAAGTAACCTCTGATGTAAATGGGAATGATTGCATTGCCATTATTGTTCCTCACTTTCTGTATGCGACTGGCACTTTATCACCAAACGTTAGACTTATCTCATGCACTGAGTTTTTAAAGACTTCACGCACTTCTGTTAGGCGTGCCTGAAAAGCCATCTGGAAGTCGTCAATCAATAAATCGCACTTGTCGCCTAGATTAAAGTCTTCCATGTATCGTAGACCGTTATTTCGAACTGCATCAAAAGAAACATTAAGAATGCTTGCGTGCTTCTTCAGCATGTCCTCTTTGCCTGCCTGGATAAGTCGGTTCTTATATGCATCCAGCGTTTCCTTTGTCGAGTCGTAAATCTCCGCCGTCTTATCAATGTACACAACACGTCGATAGTCTGAAGGATTGGCACGGAGGTCAACCGTTACGCTGACCTGCCTACCTTCCTCGTAGCTGCCATTGCCGATTACGACCGCATAGTTCTTTGATAATGTCGTATCCTTTACGATTTTTTCATTCTGGATATTACGCAGCTTCTCGGCAAACGATGCAAAGCTATTCTGTGTCTGTGATTGTGTACGGTCTAAACCCTGCCACACCTTGAACTTGATTTGTTTATTGACATAGTCGTATAAGCAAGAGTAGCTCATCTGCTGCGTTTTCAGTAACGCATAAAGTGCTGTGGCCAAACCTTCACCCGTGGACTGTTTCGTCACGCTGGTGCCTAGTAGTGGTGAGTTCGCCTGTGCCTTAGTCAGCAGTGGTATGTCATCCATGTAGTTATCTACGATTGTTCTAGCCACCATTTCGATGTTGCCTGTATGTCTAAAGCGTGGGTAAGTGATTTTATCATTCAGCTTGTACTCGTAAAAATACCCTGAGAGTAAAATCAACTGTCCGCTAGACTTGCGTGCATATTCAAACTTTTGGATCATGCCAAGCTCTGGCCGTGAACTATTGAAGACGTACTCCGCACCTGTTACGTATTGGTCTGCAGGAATCTGGACCATAAATTGTCCTGGTTCGTAGTAACGTCTAATCCACTGTAGATTTATATAGTTGAAGTATTTGATAAGATTAAAATCTTTATCCAAGAATGCTAATTCCATCTACACCTCCTACATACCTAAGTAGCGCTTATTAAAGTACACATATACGGCCATATTCGAGTCGCCTGTATCTGCACCGAATGAAATGTTGCTATCACCTACATCTAAGCGAATGTCAGTGAATGGCGATGTTCTA